GACGATAATTTGCCTTCCTTTCTAAAGTTTTATCTCTATTTTTTTCATAATGCTCTTTTTTATAAGCTTTTTCCTTGACAGGATCCTTATATCCCATTTATCTAAATGTAAATGTACATAATCATAACGCGGTATATAGATTAGTTTGTCGATATGATTATAATGTTTGTATCGACAAAATATGTTTCGTGCATATACTCTACAATTCTGAGTAATCGTCTTCCTCCGCGTCAAGCTCGTCAATTTCCAGCAGGTCAAGGTCATCATCCTCGCCATCGATGCCACCGTCCATGACTTCCTCGGCGAATACCATGTCGGCATCCATGCCCTCTTCCTCGTCAAACCCAGTTGCCAGGATATCCTCGGCGACCGCCATGGCCTCGTCCTTAGCATCGTACCCGTCGGCGTACATGTCTTCGTACAGCACGGGGCTATCCTCGGCATCGTCATCTACGAAAGTGTCGTCGTCGTAAATCTCATCCTCCTCGTAAATCCGGCCATCGTCCTCTGCGTCGACATCGTCCTCCGCGTCGGCTTCGTCACTGTAGTAATCATCCGGCATCTGGTACATCTCATAATCGAACACACCGGCATCGCCAGCGGAGCAGGTGGAGCACCCGGTCATCTCGTAATCATAGTACTTCTCCTTCCTCATGCTCAGGAAGATCAATACAAGCGCGACGACAATAAGGACACCTGCAATTGCCATCCAGTTATTTTTAAGAAACCCGAGTACCGTCGCCATATTAGAATATTATATACTTATATAATATATTATTTTACAATGAAAATAAAAATACCACAGATTCGCCTCATCCCGACAGACACTGGATTTGTCCGCGGTCAGCGCGACGTGTCCTTCGATCTAAACACTAAAAACAACGGAGAATTCGGTTCCCAAAAAATAGATAACAGTTTCCTTCAGACTCAAAGCGCGTTTTACATGAAATTGGATGATTCTGACCTGTATACGCTCACGACATACACAAATCGCTCTCACCAATGGGTAACACCCTTCATAAGATCCGGCAAACTCCCAGGGACCGCGGAACTTAAAATGATCGTTCAAGACAGTCTACTGGCCCCGCTGTTCTTTCAAATCAAGAAAATGGCGGACCAAAAGGTCAAGCTGTTCGGCAAGAAATCCTTGTCCAAGGAAATGTTCTCGGATAAGGACCATCGCGAATATGTTAGAAACATGTTTACGGACACCAACACGCCGCTGGGGACCAGATACGTAGCATACCAGATGCTGTTGAGAGGGAACGATTTCTCGGAAAGAACCATGAAGATGGCTCTCACGACATACGTCAAAGACCTCATGAGAATCTTGAAATCATCTCCCAAGACCACCGAAAATATGACCGTGTTCCGCGGGTTATTATCAAATACCCTTGGCGATAAAAAGACATTCACCTCTAAGGAGTTCATATCTACGTCGCTGTCAATGGAAATAGCTGGGGCATACTCGGAGACCAAAAACGGCAAAGGGAGGATCCAGCGCATCATGGTTCCCAAAAGATCCAATGTGCTGGCTCTGTGTATCGTGAACCCATTCGGCGACTCCGGCGAGCTCGAAGTCCTATTGCCCTCTGGTAAATACGAAGTTGTATCCACCGGGGACGTAAGGGAACTAAAAGGAATCAAGGTAACGACGAACAATCTGAAAAAAGTATAATCAATTTAACAAAAATATTAACGCATAATCATACAACATGGAAATCGCCAACTATCCCAAGTACCTATGGGTCAACAACCAGGTTGTGACCAAGGACCGTAAATTCCCCCTGACCCCCCGCACCGGCAAGTATACTCAATTCTTCCTGGAGGATCTCAACGGTAACACGCGATTCGTGTCCACTCGCGAGCTGAAAACTCGTGTCGTGTCACGTCTCGAAAAAAACAAGAGCAAGGGTCGCATGGTCACCCATGTCTCTGGCCAAGTGTATGACTCTATCAAAGAGGCCCGTGAAGCCACTGGGTTGTCCGATGCAAAGCTGAAATCTCATCCTGAGTATATGATTGCATGATTTTTACATTTAAACGATGTTAACGACAGGAGGAGGAGTGCTAATTGGGAGAGCGGGGGTAGATGGTTTAGCATAAGTATGGTTATTCACGTGGCCAAGATTGGGGTCTTCATGCTTCTTCCTATACCTATTGACCAATGTCCATGCAAGAGTAACAGCAATGCTAAAAACTACTCCAGCAGCAGCGCTAAGAATGCCGATAAGAGCAGACATTGTAATAATTTCTAAGAACGTGATATGAATTCAGGGGTAAAGTAGACAAATTAGACACCGGGGTAAAACAACAGTCTGTGTGAAATAAATAGTACGTATTGGTATAATGGGCGGAGCTTTAACACAACTGGCCGCGTATGGTGCACAAGATTTATATCTCACGGGACCCCCCCAGATGGCTTATCGGAAGGAAAACTTCGTGTCCGGTGGATTCACGTTAAAACATGCTGCTATATTCGCCGGTTCGATAAGTCTGGCTATCATATATTTCTACATGAAGAGAAATAGACTTCCATTAACCCTTATCATAGCACTCGGTGTGATTTTTGTATCATTATCGTTATAGGAATACTATCCTCGATGTTAACCAGAACAGCAACCCGCCCCACGTGGCATCCACGATAGCGGTCTTGAGGTCCCACTTATCAATCAGTGCGTAATTAGTGCCATCGTATATAGCATAGGCTAAGAATCCGAGTAAAAACGCATCCCATCCTGAGGATTCCTTAGTGATAAACTGATTGAAGAGTAGAATCATAGCAGCGTATGCAACCACAGCACCCCCTGGTCTTATTTTCATAACACTCCCTTGGATGTTTTGTACCATCGAAGAGAACGCATTACCGGCCACGAGGTATATCCAGATACCATCTAACAGAAGCATCACTGCCGCGATCTTGGCAAGAATCAAAGGGTCCATTTATTATTGCAGATATTATTTATAGGGCGTAATATCGTTTGTCCCCGAGGTAGTTGTCATTCTGCCACACAATTGTCATTTGTCCCTGGTGACCAAATAAGCATATAAGCGGACCCAAAACCATATTCATCACCAAATAAAACAACCACTCCTCTGCTCAAAGCAATCAAAGCAACTAAGCCCCCAATCACCATGGCCGCTACCAACCCCGCCAACATGATCAACTACCAGGTCGCGGATTTTAATTTTGTCCGCCGCGAGAAGGTCCACCCAGGATACTGCTCTGGCTACAAGCGTTTCTTCCGCGGTGCCAAGTGGCACGTCTTCATGGCCCCTGCCAATGACCTCGGGTACTCCCTTGTGGATGCCAAGTCTCGCGGTGTCAACAATGGCCTCTGGGACGTCCCCGGTGTTTATGAGTTCGCGGTGGCCAAGTCCCCATGCGCCAAACGCTACAAGACATACATTGGAACCACCAAGAGCGTTCGCGATCGCCACGGGAGCTATCTGCGCGACGGTGACCACATCGCCAACTTCCTCGATGCTGCTGTCAAGAACGGGCTTTTTGTGATGCGCAGGATCCGGTATATCATTCCCAAGCCCGAGCTCCCCCCTCATCAGACCGAGCTGGCAGCTGTTGTGGCCGAGCAGACCGAGACTCGCTTCCTGGGAAAGTATAACTACGCCTGGAACTCTCGCCAGAACGGAAATGTGGCAATGACCAGGATGCCGGTCAAGAAGAGCTTCCTGTGCATGTTCTCCAGAGTCAAGTGGCTGCGGAACAACGAGGCCAACAAGTTCGCCGCTCGTTAAAATCGCTCTTTTTTTAACTATGCTATAAGATATACAAGGGTATATCAACAAAATTAACAACTTAACAAAAAAAAGAACAACAACCCCGCGCCCGTAAGATAACAGTCATTCGCAGACTCTTATAAGGTCTGAACCCCGGGGCAGCACCGGGCGGGCGCAAAGCCGGCGGGCTCAAACGCAGACTGTCAGTGGTCTTAAACACTGACTGGTGGAGCTCCAGGACGACCCCTCCTGGGAATAAATAATAACTTAACAAAAACAAAAACAAAGAACAACACCTCAGCGCCCGTAAGATAACAGTTATTCGCGGACTCTTATAAGGTCTGAACCCCGGGGCAGCACCGGGCGGGCGCATAGTCGGTGGACTATAAAACACAAACTCGCGATGGCGCAGTGGTAGCGCGGCAGACTGTAAATCTGTCGGTCCTTGGTTCGAATCCAAGTCGTGAGAAGCCGGTGGGCTATAAACACGTTGGCAGAATCGGTTAGTCAGGTCTATACCGGAAGACTTAAGATCTTCTCCTCTTACGAGGGCGTGGGTTCGAATCCCACTTCTGCTACTGCCGCGTGGGCATAAAACACAAGGCTTTATAGCACAGTTGGGAGTGCGCACGACTGAAGATCGTGAGGTCCCTGGTTCGATCCCAGGTGAAGCCAAGCCATGTGGGCTATAAACACATCGCCAACGTGCCCGAGTGGTTCAAGGGGACCGACTCAAGATCGGTTAGACGTTCGTCTGCGCAGGTTCGAACCCTGCCGTTGGTACTGCCGAGTGGGCATAAAACACACTGGCCGTGTAGCTTAGTCGGATAAAGCGTCAGACTTCTAATCTGAAGATCGTGGTTTCGAATACCACCATGGTCGCCAGGCACATTAATTTAACGGTAGAATGTCAGCCTTCCAAGCTGAATGCCGGGGTTCGACTCCCCGATGTGTCACGTCGGCGGACTTTAATCGCACAGGTTCATTAGCATAGTTGGTCCGAATGCGTCAGACTGTTAATCTGAAGATCGTCAGTTCGAATCTGACATGAACCGAGTCGCGCAGACTATAAATGCACGGGTTCATTAGCATAGTTGGTCCGAATGCGTCAGACTGTTAATCTGAAGATCGTCAGTTCGAATCTGACATGAACCGAAGCTTTCGTAGCTCAGTCGAAGAGCGCTTGATTCGTAATCAAGAGGTCGGGAGTTCAATTCTCTCCGGAAGCATATCAACACTCACAATCATTTAAAGAATGAAACATAATCATTTTTTAAAGAATTAATAAATGACGCTTTGTAAACATGAAGGATGTAGAAAAAAAGCATACTACGGGAGTGAAAAAGGCCGTGGGCTAAAATGCGGCGAGCATAGGACCGAAGGGCTTACAAACGTTGTTTCAAAAAGATGTCAATATACGGGTTGTGATAAACAACCCCATCTTGGGTCTATAAAAGGAATAGCAACGCATTGCAAAGACCACGGTACTTCTCTGGGTCTTGTAGACGTTAAAAGTAACTTTTGCAAGTTCGTTGGGTGTAATACACGCGCATCCTTTGGTGTAGATGGAGGACGTGCTGTTTTTTGCGCGAAGCACAAAGAAGATGCCATGACAAATATACATGCCCAAATATGCGAAAGGTGTGCAGTGACTGCAACATACGGTCATCAAAACTCGCGACCAACGAGATGTTCGGCACACAAGACAGAACATATGATGTGCACGCACGGTATGTGTGAAGTAGAACATTGTGGGACTAAGGGGTATTTTGGATTTGCTCATATAGGAAAAAAACAAAGATGTGCTACTCATAAACTCCCAGGGATGGTTGATTTGAAGAACAAAAAATGCACGGATTCAGGATGCTCAAAACAATCAACATATGGTTTTGAAAATAGACCCATAAAAAAATGTGCTACTCATAAACTCCCAGGGATGGTCGACGTTAAAAATAAAAGATGCCCTACGTGTGAATACGTGGTGACGAATGGCAAAACGTGCATATCATGCAATGGTCATGTTCGTAGGGAACTTGTCTTTAGAGATATGCTGCTTGAACGGGGGTGCGTGTTCGAAACACATAACAAGACTACAGGTTGCGGACGCGAACGACCAGACTTTGTATTCGATTGTGATACACATGCTGTCGTGTTAGAATACGATGAGTATCAACACAAACATTCGGGATATACGAAAGAGTGTGAACTCGTCAGAATGAAAAATCTATACTATGCCCTTGGTTTCGAACGATGTGCGTTCGTGCGTTTCAATCCAGATGAGTACATCAATGAAAACAAAGTAATAAACACACGCGAAACTGAACGATACGATGTGTTATTTGATACTCTTAACGAAAGCATGTGTATACCTCCTTCTAATAATGCAGAAATCGTGTACTTATTTTACGATGGTTCTCACAAGAGAACAGACATACTAGACATATTGTAATCATCTAATGAGCTTCTTCTCGGATTCGTTCATCTTGTCGTAAAAAACGCGCAGCGCCTGGACGTCGTTCGAATACACCACGACCGGCTTCACTTCACCCCTATTGGTTACTGTCGCGCGCACGTAATCCGAATTCGTCTTAGAGCGCCCCGTTATAATAGAATCCGCATATCGCTGCACCTTTTCCTGATACTTGTTATCGCGGAATTCTGTCAGTTTCTTCGGCACATACTTATCCGGGAGGACAATGGCTCGGCCGAAATCAATCACCACGACGTCCTTGTCTTTCGTAATCATCATGTTGTTGCAATGAAGGTCCGCGTGGAACACGTTGTGCTTCCATAGTTCAAAAATAGTTTTTTCAATCTTCTTGAAAATATCCGCGGTAATAACAACGTCGCACATAGGCTTCCCGTCGATATACGAACTGATCTGCCACGCGATATCACCAACGAACCCGGCGGCGTATAATTTGCTCGATATCTTGCTCCTCGACAGTTTAGAGTGAATAGCGATCTCGTGTCGTATGGCTTCCTTCTGTGCAGGATCGTCCGTCTTTTGGAACTTTATGACGGATATAGGCCCGTTCGTGGGAATTTTACCAAGATTGCCAACGACGCCCTTGCTCCTGGGAAGGACGACTCTCTTCAAGTATTCCACATACTTCTCAGATGGTTTGAACTTGTACACGGAACCGTACGACCCCTTGGCGATGAACTTGAGAATAGGCCCGCCGAACAGAGACGGTATTTGATCCAGCGTTATGAACATATTTTCCGTAGAAGTATTTTTTGGCGCGCTCATAATTTTCGCTCGCAATTCTTGAGATGATTTCCGAGGGAATATGCCGAATATCTTCTTGCACACCGCGTCTCGGCAGTATTCATGAGCCTGGAAACTTGACGACCGTTCAGGTTCGGGGTACATTTATATATCCGTATATTTTTTTAGTTTTTGGTCACAACATATTTCCCGGTTCTCGGGTCTAGTTTCAATATACCCATATTTTTTAAACGTTGGTTATTGAATATCCCTTCTTCCGTTTGTTTTTGTTTCATTCTATCTATTGCTGTTGGTATGGAAGGAATTCTGCTTCCGATATAATCTTCACGTACGTATGTCAGTCTCGCATTTCTCAATGTAGAAAAACACAATTCCTTTGTTTCTATTTTAGATACGAACTTGTCAAACCCGCATGTATTAGACATACAGAAATTTGTGGTATGGGCCCATTCTATTGGTTCTAGAGGACATGCTTCCGCGCTCCCCTGGTAATTTTTTTTCATACCTGGATCTACGGATTTGTTTGTATAACCGTTATATAAAAATCTGTCTCCGTTGCATGTAACACCAGCTATCGCATGTCCTCTTGTACATGCCGTTGTGTTATAATTTCCAAGTATCAACGAATCCAAATAATATTTTTTTCCATTGTATTTTATAACAGACGCATGGCCATCTGAAAGTAGCCCTTCTACCGGGTATGTTTTGTATTTTTTCCATTTTGAAGATACCGTGGCAGCCATCGCTTTGTCATGATCGTCTTCTGTGCATATTGTCAAGATCATGGGGTGGTGAGTATCTACAAATTTAGGATAAGTAGACGCGTTTGTTCTGAAACCGACTTGTGTTGGAGCTCCGAAAAGTTTACTTTCGTATAAATCGTAATTGTAATAAGACCATTCTGTTTTACCTGATTTCATGGAAGCTCTAGACAATACCAGATGAGGTATTTCTAAAAACTGTAACATTCTGTGCATATATTCTGCCGAATCTCCTTTATAATAATCATATTCACCTTTAACGAGCTTTGAATCTCTATTACGCGGGGGAAACTGTGACGGTTGTTTCTCACGCAAAGTTTCCAAAAATTCTTTAGGTTGTAAACGTTTATATAAATATCCAGAAGCTCTTGTTTTGTTATACCCTTCCAAGAGTTTCCCTATGTCAACAATTATAGGAATCTTGCTTTTATCTTTTATATATGGTAACGAGCTTGCAATCAGAATTCTTGTATTCTGAGAGAAAAACAGCGCCATCATCAGAGCATTGAACCAACACGTAGGCATATTTACTTGATCCAATGTCAGAACTCGAGAACATTTTGTTATTGTCTTAGCAAATGCGAACTTTTCAGAACCTCCTGCGATTTTAACCTCCCTCATGGGAGTCAATGGCGTTTTAGCTTTCTTTTTCTGATTCTGTCTTTTTTCAAATTCTTCCCATATGCGTTTTTGCTCTGCTTCGAAATCTTTACGTTGCTTTTCCTGCGATTTTTTCTGTGATTCTCTGTCTTTTCTACGACGTTCTTGCTCAGCGGCCATTTTAATCTGCTCCCTTTCCTCTTCTTCATCTTCTTCCATCATTTTCTCAAAGTTTAAATTTTCCTGAGTCTTCTTTTGCGATTTCTCAGAATTCTTTCTAGGATCCGTATAGGAAATTGTTGACCAGCCATCCCCAGAGTCAATAACAGTCCCCGCGACGCGCACGGATTTGTCACTAAACTTTTGGATGTATTCCTTATCGCCTTCGAGAAACACCTCGATGCGTTTTCCCTTAGGAAGATCTCCCTGTATTACAAATGTTTTAAGTAGAGACTCTTCCTTTGTCCCTTTTTTGGCAGGTTCAGCCCCGACTTTCTTCCTCTTGGCTACGAGAGCTTCTCCTCTCGTCTTTCCGTATGCCTGTATGACGTTATCGTTGGTCATCCCTTTCAGGTTTTTGAGGTTCGTCGTTCTCACAGCTTCGTTCGCAATGTTTTTCATCTGTTTCTCATATGCTTTGCGACGTTCCTCTTTCGTGAGTTCAGGGGAGGCTTCCTTGGTATCTTTCTTAGGAGTAGATTTCTTATTCTCTGTCAGCGATATTCCGCGAGAATATTCTTTGCGAATTGCCTCAACTGCACCTTTCATACCGCCGAACGTTTTTTTCATATCATCGAATGTAAATTCGTCATATTTAGCAGATGGAATTATTTTTCCGTCTTCTACCAACTTCACTCTTTTCTTGAATCTGTCTACTACAACACTATCATCTTTAAGATCTTGAACATTTCCATCGGTACTTTTTTTAGGAGGAGACGATTTCTTAGGAGGAGACGATTTCTTAGGAGGAGAAAATTTTACAGGAGAAGGAGACGATTTCTTATTCTCTGCAAGCGATATTCCATGAGGATATGCAGACCGAATTGCCTCAACTGCACCTTTCATACCATCGAACATTTGTTTCACATCGTCAAAGGTGTCCTCGTCATATCTCATAATTGGAGATATTTTTCCTTCTTTTACCAACTTCACTCTTTTCTTGAATCTTTCTACTACAATACTATCGTCTTTAAGATCTTTAACATCTTGTGCATACGTTGATGACCTTTTTGTTTCAACCAGTGAGATACCGTGTGGGTATGTAAACCGAATTGCTTCAACAGCGGCCTTCATCCCGCCCATCGTACTTTTTATTTCATCAAATGTGTAATCGTCCCATTCTGTGACAGGGGCTATTTTTCCTTGTTTTATCAATTGTGCTCTTTTTTTGAACAAGTCTACTATATCACTGTCGTCAAGGTGGGCAAGAGGCTTGTAATTTTCGGTTGGCGTATTTTCATTGTTGGAAAACGATAAAGAAGGAGAAAATGTTTTATTTTCCGTCACGTCTATTCCATTTGGATATTGTGCACGAATCATACCCGCCACATACTTCTTTCCAAAGGTTGATCTCAGAGAATCGAACGTTTCAGTATCGTAGTCAAAAACTGGAGCTATTTTTCCCGCCTTTACTGCCCTCAGTCTCTCTTTGTACAGTTCTATGACTTCTTGGTCGCTTAACTTATTAAGCGAAGACATATATTATGCGTATATTTTTTTAGATTTTGTAAGAAATAAAGATCTTTTACAAAAGTTTTTTTTATGAATGCAATTAATAACCGCAGCCACCCCAATTGTAAATTTGTCGTGGAATACGTGAAATAAATTTCATCTTATCTTCGTTCATACACAAAGTAATCTTTTTGTTTTGAGACACAAATATATCAAATTGTAAAGTTCTTTTTGATATATTGCAATCTCTGCACGAAGTTGTGCAATTGCCCACTACATATCCTATGTTATTATCAATTCGGTCTATGCCATTCGTATGCGTATCAGTACACGAACGGCCACAATACGTGCAATCCCGACAACGTATATTTTCATATTCTTCTTTCGTCAACTGAAAATCTTTACTTTTCATTTTGTATTTATAATCGGAATACTGATATCCTTTCACGTCCGTCCAATAGTCGCAATTAGATCCAATTCCTCCGTGATACACAGAAATCTGTCTGCATCGTTCTACAAACGTCATAGGATCTAAGCATTTTTTCATCATATTGCAGATATTGCAACATGATACGCAATTCTCAATCACATAACCTACGGAATTGTTTAATCTATCAATACCATTTCGGCGTGATATCGTAGTTTCTTCTTCGCAATAAAAACAAGGTTCATCCGTGATGCTTGCTGCATATTCATCTGTCAAGTCATAGCACAACTTTCTTCTCAAAGCACTTCTTTTTATATCTGCAATAGTTCGTTTGTGAGTGGCTGCTCGTTCTCGTTCTTTTTCTATGTTGTCTGTATATTTCTGGCGTCCTCGTTCTCGTTCTTTTTCTATGTTGTCTGTATATTTCTGGCGTCCTCGTTCTCGTTCTTTTTCTATGTTGTCTGTATATTTCTGGCGTCCTCGTTCCCGTTCTTTCTCTATGTTGTCTGCATATTTCTGACGAGCTTTTTCTTTACGTTTTTCAGAAATTGTGACATATTTCTGGCGATCTCTTTCTCGTGCCTTCTCTAGGTTATCTAAACGTGCCTTCTTTTTTCTTTGTTGTTCTTTTTCTTTACAAATTGCACAAAATTTGGTTGTTTCCTCGTGTGATTTTTTACACTTTGTGCAAATTGTAGACATTTGTATTGTATGAAACGATCTGTATTAAATTGCTACGTTTGGCGATATGATTAATAATATCCACCACCGCCACCGCCACCGCCACCGAACATACCGCCACCCATGCCGCCCATCATGCCATTTCCACCGATCAGGGTGAGCAGGATAGCCACACCCACGACGCCGTAGTAGATCTTCTGGTACAGCTCCCAGTCACCCACCATGAACGCGTTCTGACCAGCCTTGGCACGAGGCCACTGAGGCTTGGGTCTCTCCGTCATCTTGCCTAATTGAAACGCCGCGAAGTAACCGAATACCAGGATGAAGGTCTTGATGGTCGCGAACATAGACATTTTGAGTATATAATATTACAAAACATTATTTTTTCATAACTATTAGGAAAATATATATGTATATATAAATGTATCCGAAACCAACGGAATCCAACACCTCAAGAGGTCATGCGTATTGCAAAGATGCCGCATGCTCAAAGGTTGTAGGAATAAAGCCATTAAAAACGTCCAAGGTGTTGAAAAAAACAAAAGAGATCAGATTTAAATCAAACGCTCCTCAGTTACCCAAGGCAACAATATCGAGGGATGATATGCGTACATTGTTCGGTGGCAATGCACTCCAATTCGTGTCCAAGGGGTCGTTCGGATCTGTGTATAAATTTGTGGCGACGGCCAAGTATATCCAATATTTGAAAACAATCGTTCTTCCTAAGACCAAGACCCTTATTGGGAACATAGACAAAATTCCTGTTGGACAGATGTCTATTATCAAGTTTCAAACGATAAACTATGACCCCGATGAAGATGGCCCGGACGAAGCTGCGAATGTGCACGAGATGAAAATTCACTCTAAATTATCCAGAAGCAACATATCCAGCAAGTTTTACGTCGGTGGAATCATCGAGAATTGGTCGTGGCAAATAAGTTCCTTCATGGATGGACCTAACTTATGCAATGTTGATATCACTGAAGATATATTCAAGAAGGTAGAAACAGTTATATTCAAATTGTGGAAGAATGGGATATATCATGGAGACGCACACTGTGGTAATTTCATACTTTCTAAAAACAACGTGTTCGTGATCGATTTCGGAAGAGCCATCATTCTCCCGCAACGTTATATTCCCAAGACACTGACTGAATTTCGAGACTCTAAATATCAGGATAGAGTTCAACGGTATGCGGATACTGTAGTTACAAAACGTGCTATGCTTAATTCAGGATATGTATGGAATAGGAAACCAACCGCGCAGAATCCCAAGAAATATATAGTGGCATACGCTGACAATGTACAGGCGCTCCGCGTGTTTCACGACAGGATAGAAAAGAACAAACTATAGATCAACTTCAATGTCATCGTCTTCGTCCTCCTCGTCATCCTCGTCGTCTTCGTCATCGTCGTTTTCTTCGCCAAGTCTGCTTTCCACCTCGCGAGCTATGCCCTGGACAAGGTTCTCCAGAGTTATCCGAGTCCTCACATCCCGCTTGGGGAGTTCCGCGCGGCACATCGCACATGCTTTGTTGCCTTTAACATACCACTCGTGGTCGCACATCTTGTGCATCTTGGTCTTGCAGCATGGCATGGTCACCGAGTGCATTTCGCAACATGTTTCCATGCAGATAGGGCAGTCAACCGTCGCGAGCTTCTCCGGGTTTGATGTAAATTCGCAGAAATAACACATGTCGCCGCCATCGGAGATCAGGTGCTTGGCACACGGGCAGATGACCGTCTTGTAGATCTGGTTGACGAAATCTGCAAACTCTTTCAGGTCCTCCTCCTGCGGGGTCCTGCGGTCGAGTTCAAACTCTGCAAAACAAAATTCGGTCTTTTCTTCGTCGACCCAACCCATAGCATCCGCGACGTTTTCCAGGCACCCTGCGAGAATATCGTCATCGTCGCCAACTTTGACAATGACTCCGACATTCATGAAGTGTCCTATACCCCCCTCGGGGTCATTGCGGATAACGATCTTGAACTTATCGGTAATGTTCGAGAACATGAAGCTCCCGTCAACCGCATTGTGCAGCCTCTTCAGCACGCTCCAAGCCTTATTGTGATCTGAGACGATTGCCATATTCTTTAATTTATATTATAATACCTACGAAAGATGTCTTATATGTCCTTGGGTGTCAATATGAGGCGTTGTCGTTTTCACCGGCGGATACCGTACCGAGCTACAATATCCTTTATTTTGTGGATATTCTCGTCAATGTCCGTGGATGTCAAGTGTGGGACAATTTCTTGGATAATCTCAAGGGGGAGATCCCACCATTTCACGTCCAGGAGTTCTTCTATAACTTTCTCAGAAAACCTATATCTGATGAACCGACCTGGGTTTCCTGCCATAATGCTGTAAGGCTCTACATCTTTAGTGACAACCGTATTGCATCCAATGACCGCGCCGTCGCCAATCGTAACCCCGGGCATAATCGTAACATTTTCGCCAATCCAGACGTCATTCCCAATAACAACGTCCCCTTTGTTCACCGGGGATTTGTTGTTGCCGAAGATAGTCTCGTGGATGGAACCAAAAGGGTATGTGGTGATGAAATCCATGTGATGGTGACCACCAAGCATCACTCGGATATTTTCCGCGAATGAACAGAATGCACCGTATTTGACATTTGCTCTTTCGCCAGTTGAAATAACATTGAGTTTCCCATATGTGAATTGGTTGTGATTTACAACTGGAAGACGACCCTTCATCGTTATTACATCTATTAAATACTCTATTAAGTTATTTTTATAAGTAGCCATTCGTCTTGTTTTCGGTTGTTATCTTATCTAACGCTTTTTCCGTGTGATTTTCTATTGTTTGGTGACGATGTTTCACATCTTCTGGCACACTATTATGATAATTCTTCGGGTCCTTTACTCGCAATTTCGCAGCATCCTGTAACGAGATCTTCGTCCGTCTGTTTCCCCGTTCCGTTTCTAAAAAATCACTCACGCCAACCGCAGGAGGTCGCAAACACAACGCATCTACGGCTTCGTGTGTGTATGTTTGAATAGCCTTTTTCTTTCCCATTACACGTTCTGTTCCGTCCGGAAGCTTTTCAATGATTTTCTTGCCGCGTTCTATCAAAGCCCCTGGGAGTTTCTTGGCGTCTCGTGTGAACATCAGCATCTTCCCAGGCATCGTGGCGATTTGTTCGGGAGTTCTGAAACCAAGGTGCCCGAGTGTTTCTAGGTATTCCACAAAGTCTCCCTTGGTCGTCCGTTCCGGCAGTACCAGGGTTAGATTTGTGATACTATTGTCCGTTATGTTAACGGTACTATTGTCAATGCTATTGTCAATGATTTTATCCCGCTGGACAGTGTCCCCAGTAGTATGAATTTTCCCTATGGCAATGCCATAGTCTTCTTCTTTCACAAACCTCATTTCTTCCCTTTTCATGACTTTACCGGAACATTTCTTAGTCTTTGTATGTTGACATGCATATTTATTAGATAATGTATTATACCCACAATCGCACGAATATAATGTGCCGTTTATAAATTCAACCATTACATATCCATATGATTATAAATATTAAGTTGTTTAAGGCCCTATTTTAAGGGCCCTATTTTTAAGGGCCCTAATTTTTTTCTTATTTATATTTTTCTAAATAGTTTCTTACAAACTTTACATACATGTATAAATGTTTAATATGACTGGTTAATGTTTTGCGAAAGAGTGTGTAATTAGGAGTGTGTAGTTCAATTTTTTTCTTATATTTTCTAATATTCTTCTTCGCTGTCAGAAACTTCCTCGCCCCTGGCCCGCTTCATCTTGCGCTCCTTCTGCTTCTTCTTCTTCTCCTGACGAGATAGCTCCCGCTTTTCTTCCTTGATCTTGTGGGTGTTTCCCAGAGCGTCCACGTATTCGGTGTCCCTCTTCATCTCAATTTTCGACGCTTCCAGGTTCGCGGCAGACTGTCCAGTAATAATTACTTGCCCACCCCCTACCGTCCACATTTCGGAGCATACCGTCTTCACGAACTCAGAACTGTGTGAAATAACCACCACACCTCCGCCGAAATCGGCCAGAGCGGCAGACAGGGCGCCGAGACTCTCGCGGTCCAGGTAGTTGGTCGGCTGCAGATAGGGACAAACAATTTAAGATGGTTAGATATTTGATATGTAAATGACCGTGTGGTCTTTGTATATGCTATCATTCCCGTCTGGGAAGTGCTACATTGGTCAAACTATAAAGTCAGTCCAAGCGCGATTTAAAGAACATTGCAGAACCACTAATTGCAGAGCAGTATCCAACGCTATTAGAAAATATGGTGTTGATGAAGTAAGAGTAGAACTCATTACTACAGTCAACACTCAGGAAGACGCAGATAAAACCGAAAGGGAACTCATAAGTTTCTTTGGAACTTTGAATCCTAATGGTTATAATCTCACTTCAGGAGGTTCCATATATACTAATGACGTTGTCCAGTCTGAAGAAACCAAGAGAAAACGAGCTACGTCAATAACAGGCAGAGTGTTATCTGAAAAATCCAGAAAACAAATTGCCAAATCTTTGACGGGTGGTCGTTTTCCTCATAGGTCTTTTCCTGTTCTCAGGATACATGAAAACACTGGAGAAACTGTCCGTTTTGAAACTATCACGGATGCTGTAGAAAACACACCGGGATCCCGTGGTACAAACATCGCAAACTGCTGTCGGGGAGAAGCTAACAGTCATTGCCAACACCCAGATGGCACGAGATATAAATGGCAAAAGTTATGTTAACTCACCTCATCGAGAATGATGATGTGGGGGCACTGCCATAGTGCTGCGCCAACCACCAGCTTTACTTTCTGACCACCAGACAGACCACGGATCCGTGAGTGGGTAGTAAACTCAGGGTCCAGACCGAGCTTGGTCATGTGGTCTTCGACGTTCTTGGCAGTCAGAGGCTTGCCGATCAGCCCATTAGCAGCGGCGTCCTTGGCATCAATCTGGTTCAGGAGCTGCTGGAACCCGAGGGTCTCGAGAAGATCCCTTGCCAACCAAATCCCGGACTCCTCATTCTTCCAGAATACCTCATACTCATAACTGCGCTTTAGCTTGCGACGGCCTCCGATCCGTTCCAGGGAGCGCTTGATACCATCAATCACCTTGACCTCATACATCTTCTCGGTGTCTACGGCGTTGCGCTCGGAACGATCTACGGACTCTAGGTCCTCACCGCTCGCATACCTCCACTGGATGTATTGATTCGGTGTCATGTCCAGGTGGTTTTCGATGTGGTGGAATGCGTGCTGGGCCACGTATGCCATCCGCATGTTGGGGTGCTTCCACACGGACCCCTCGGTAGGTTGCATCTCTCCGGTCAGCACCTTGATCAGGGTAGACTTACCAGCGCCATTAGGACCAATGACTCCGATCCTGGAGTTCATGGACACTTGAGAGTTCACTCCGTCGAAGATGTTCTTCCCTCCCGGATACTTGAAAGACACACCGCGAAGTTTCATGATAGCACGATCCTTCGAGGTGATGCCTTCCAGGAAACCGGGTTCGGGGAACTCCCACTTGGTGGTAGCATCCTTCAGGTTGTAATACGCGGCGGCTTCAGGGCGTTGTGCCACAAAGGCGGACAAATTGCCCACATACTTTTGGAGCTTGAGTTTCTGCTCGTAGTGGATAATAGCAGAACACACCGCGTCTAGGAACTCAGAGTCGTGCGACACGATTACCGAGGACACGTCTTTCAGCCCTGTAAGGTACGCCACGAGCCAAGCCACGTTGGCAGTATCCAAGTGGTTCGTGGGCTGCAAAAATGGAAGGTAAACAATTGTTCGGTTAGATAATTGTGACAATAGCAATGAGTGTAAGCATGCTGACGGGGCATTTTATAGATGGCAAAAGGATAGTTAACTCACCTCATCCATTAGGAGGACATCGGCGTCGAGTAGAATGGCCCGGGTGAGTGCCAGCTTCATCTTCCAACCACCGGACAGAGCACTGATGGGAGACCCGCGCATGGTCTCGTCAAACCCAGCTGCAATCAGCTTTTCCAGGATGCGCTCTGGAGAACTACGTGCTACGACCACAGGGTCCTGGGCCACGAAGTCGTACGCGCTGATTTCCGAGTTAGAAGAATCAATATCGTGCTCTACGTACACGGTGCATACCTCGTTAGCATCAGGAAACCCATCCAGCTGACCATTGGCAATCGCACGCATCAGTGTACTCTTACCAGCACCGTTGGGACCAATCAGACCATACCTGTTACCGCGCTTGATGTTCAGGCGAGTTGAGTTAAGGAGAATCTTTCCACCGTAGGCAAGGGAAAACTCACAATCGCACAGATCCTCTCCTGGCTCGGTTTCCTTCAGCGCCGCATCCTTGACATCCGGCTTGAATGCCTCGAACAACTCAGGAATCGTAGCTTCGACAGTGAAATCACCCAGGGCAGTTTCCCACGTGCCCACGTCGGTCACCTTGTTGCGAAGGAGGCTGTCTACAATACCGGACACATAGGTGCCCTTGATGCTCTTATCTGCGAGAACGCCGCGGATGTCTTCGATGGTGATTTTGACGCACTCGTTCTTGTGGAGGTTGAGCAGGTAGTCGTAGCACTTGGTGGCGATGGCGCGGGCTTCGGGGTTTGACATGCTCTCCATAGCATTCTTGACGCCGTCGATGAGCTTGCTTGAAAAATCGTAAGAATCTACCGGGTCGTCCACCAGCTTAGCCATGTTGTTGATGATAACACACGTCTTGCGGCGAACCACCGTGGTGCGGTCTACGATTCCACGGCATAGCAGAGGTACCAGCACGGCGAGGGTGCGGGCATCGACACTTTGCACAAAGGTCGTGGCAGACAGCTGGTGAATGCACTCGGCGACTTGGTTGTTATCGGAAATGGATGCGATGAGAATGGGGACAAAGGGTTCGATGTCCTTGTTTCCGATGGAGAGACAACACTTTGAAAGAGTGCTCGCGGCGGCAACTTTCACGGACTGGCGTAGGTCCACCATGCAATCGGATACGATTGGTACGATTTCAGGGAGATACTGAGAGACCTCGTCGGGGTTCTCTTCGGCAATGGCCTGGAGCACCGCGAGAGACTTCTCCTTCACGGTCCACTTGCTTCCTGAGAACGGGAGGGCGTCGATGACATTCCTGACAAAATGGGGAGGCATGTGCCTGGGCATGGGGCCGGAGCCATTGACGAAGTCCGTAACGGAGGAGATGTAAGGAGCCATAATTCAGTTTGTATGGTATCATCCCCGGAAGGTGCTCATATAACCACGTGGTGATGATATAACGACGTGTCATTTGACCACGGTATAGTATATTGACACAAACTATGTATAATTTACGTTGTTCATATTAACATTATGATTATCGGGTATGAAAGGATATATATATAAATTACAATCACCTTCCGGTAAAGTATATATAGGGCAAACTATACAGCCCCCTGCTAATAGATTTAGACCATATATTCGAAATGAAGGAACCAATATATATTTTACTAACGCGCTACTTTCTTGTGTTTACTAGCATTTCCATTATCAGGTGTCTTGTATCCACAACCACATACATGTATACGTATTTTGAATGTCTCTATATCCATATGGAATATATACCGCGTATGTATTTAAATTAATAAAAAACAAATAATTATTGAACTACAGTGTAGTTCCCACGCGGTACACCACTACACTGTAGTTCATTTTTTTCTTATTTATATTTTTCTAAATAGTTTTGTTAGAAAAATTACATATGTATATAAATTAATGCCTGTTGTGTTACTCATGCGCCATGGTGAAAAATACGAGGACGAACTGTCAGATGCGGGAGAGTTACGGGCTTCGTATTTACCCACGTATTTCAGGAACTTCAGACCGTCTGGCGTCCCGTTCCCGACGCATCTCATATCTATGAAACCCAAGAAACACTCTTCGTGGCGATGCGTGGAAACGCTGCTTCCGATGAGCAAGGAATTTCACATGCCGTTGCATATCTTGTTTCACCGCGAAGAAACGCGAGAACTCGTTGACTACGTAAAAAAATTACCCCATGATGCGGTTCCTCTTATTTGCTGGGAGCATAAAGCGATTGTAACAATCGCACGAGAGCTCGAGTTCCCGGCGCTCAACTGGAACGATAGACCTTTTAGCAACCATATGGATACGAAAGTTTTCAATGTTCTCTGGGCAATTCACGGCGATGAGTTTGAAAGTTACCACACGTTCGGTGTGGATTCTGGGCATATTTCTCATTATTTACATCCTTTGGTTCAAAAATATGTCAAAGCATAATTACTCCTCTTCGCTGTCAGACACTTCCTCGCCACGAGCACAATTATATATTTGGCCAAGTCCGGCCATATCGACTAAGGTGTAAAAAAGTATTGGTATATTATATCAATGCCGAGTGAATATAAAAAGGAGGCCAAAAAATTGCTGACTCTGGCGAAGGGGCATGAAAAGAAATACCGCAAGATGATTCAGCTCGCTGGAAGAGAAAAGACGCCCCAAAACACGATCAGAACTCTGGATCGCGCTCAAATAGAAAAACGGGAAGCTCTGAAATTGGAGTTAAGAGCAATTCAAATGCTCAAGAAGGACGCTGGGGATAAACTAGGAAAGGCCATTACAAAACCGAGGAAGATCCGCACGAGATTGTAATTATTATACTTGTCATAGTATATGGCGCCCAAACAAGTAAAAATAGTATTAAAGCACGGAGGATCGTTAGAGAAATATGAGTATAGAATTTCCGATACTCGCGATACTCGCCGCGCGGCTCTCAGGAAAGCAATGGCAGACCGTAAAAGCAGGGATAGTCTGAACAAACTCATCGGCAGAATCAACGTGTTGAGTATATATTTCAAAAAGAGCAACCCGTTGTACGCGGCTCGTGCGAACGAGGACGAAAGTTTTATTCGGAAATATCGCGAGGAGAAATTCCCATTAGTCAAATAACTAACTTACGGCATATGGCCGAACATGGAAACTCATCGAGTGATTACTTAGCGTAAATAACAGACCACCCTACTTCTTCCCAAAAAGTAAATGTATCAAAGTGTGTTTTGTCGATACAACGTCCACATATCGTCAAATCATATTATTAAACATTTAATAATATATTGTTACCATACATATAATGGCAAACAAAATTGATAAAATACTTAAAGACTTGAATGACAGGTTAAATTTAGTAGAAAAGGAAAATAAAGTCATGAAATACAAAGTTGCTGAAATTCCCGAGTTGAAATTAAAGGTTCTCAAGTTGACCGGGAAAGTGAATGCGATGAATGCAAGGATGTTTGCGAGAGGAAAGTCAGATCGTTTATCCAACCCAGGAGCAACAAGGATCGCGGGCTATACAGATTACAAAAAAAAAGTGAGCAATTGGCATAACATGTTTCACGGTAAACATGTTACCGATGGACAGATACAACAAATGAAAGCTGGTGTGGGAAAAACTTTCGACAAGCGTAAACAAATACCGAGGTCTCCTGGGATTAATAATTACGGCTCAATGAAGACGGATAGTTTAAAAGCTGCACAATATGCACTTGGCAGAACACCAAACAGGACATCGTCACACGGGGGAAGCTCTACGAAAAGCCGCACACCAACTAGTAGTCAAAAAAGCGTGACCTCCAGGCGCAGGTAAATAAGGTGTCAAAATATGTTTTGTCGATACAATCGTCATCATATTGACAAGACAATGATATAAATAAAATTATAAATGTAAATATTATAATTAAATATGAGTCGTTGCGTTATTTGCCAGAAGAAGGTCGGGATTCTCGGATTTGAGTGCAAGTGCAGTGGAATATTTTGTGAAAAACACCGTCTGGTCGAGGCGCATCAGTGTCCATCACTATTGACGAAATCTAATGTGATTTTGATCAAAGTAGTGGCTGATAAGCTTAAAAATCGCGTGTAATATATTGACAATGTAAAGTATTTAAATGAAAACTATGTTCGTGTTTTATAAAATGTTATCGGACGAAGAATACAATCAGGATATTTATATGTCTAACATGCTAAATGTTATTTTTGATTTTGATCTGGATAATTCTAAAACTCCTTTAAAATACTACTGTCATAAAACTGGAGACCTATTCACGTTTCCAAGGCATACGATTGATATATTTGGAGATATAAGGAACGAAAAAGGTTACATTATGTCAGTTACGGGTAAGAAGTATCATATGGCAACCATAGCGGACTCAGGTGGCAAATACAGAGGACTTCAAATACACCGTGCGATGTGCTCAACTTTTTCAGAAAGATCATCAGTCAATCATACGGTAGACCATATAGACAGACTTCCGAGTAATAATTGTATTTGGAACTTACGCTGGGCTTCTATATCCGATCAAAATAAAAATCAAAATAAACGTAAAAATCAGGTAGACGGATGTCCGTTATTAGGAACTCATATTGAAACTGGTAAAACTATAACGTTTGTATCATTTTCTGATGCCAGGAGATCCGGTTATTTTCACGTCCGTGAATGTTTATATGGACATCGCAGCAGTTGTGGTGGATATATATGGTTATGCCCTGTAGAAATCCCAGATCTTCCTGGAGAAGACTGGAGATTATGGCGGGGTGGGCAATATAAAATTTGGATAAGTGACATGAACAGGATTATGTATGAATTTTGTCACGGATATAGGAAGAAAATGTATTCTAATGAATTAGCTATGAGGGGTGAGTATCATTCATTGAAAGATACAAAAACGCGGTGTTCTCAAAATTTTCACCGAGTCGTGTGGTCAGTATTTAACGGAAATATACCAGATGATAAGATAATAAATCATATAGATCATGATAAAACTAACAATTCTTTGAATAATCTCGAACTTATAAGTCAATCTGATAACGGTTTCGCTGCTCATAATGCCGGTCGTTTTGACAATACAAAAGTTAAACGTCAACCGATGATAATAAACGGTGTTGAATACACGTCTAGCTACGATGCGGCGATTAAATTGAACCCAGGCGTCACAGACAAGAAGGAACTCAAAAGACTTAGATCTCTATACAGGAACAGATGTGTAAGTTCTACATATCCTGATTACGTCTTAGTGTAAATAATAACTTAAAAAAATAAACTATATAGTAAGTAAAGCTTACCATGCCCGGCGGAATATCACAATTAGTCTCGTACGGTGCTCAGGATGTATATCTCACCGGAAATCCTCAGATCACCTTCTTCAAATCCGTATACCGTCGTTACACAAATTTTGCGCTCGAGAGCATCCAACAGACGTTCGACGGAATGACAGATTTCGGGAAGTTCCCAACTGTCACCGTTTCTCGCAACGGCGACTTGGCGGGCCCTATTTGGATTGAGGTCACTCTTCCGAGTCTATTGGGATACAATATTACCCCAACTCCCCCTGTCACACTGGGGTCTTCAACGCTCGCCAACAGTTCAAACGTCCTTTCCCTCCCCCTGGGGAGCAATGTGTTTGTGGATCCTTCAGGTAACTACTGGCAGTCTAATAATGCAGGAGTATATTCCAACCTTATCGCGGCGTATAGCAACGTGAACGGTTTTTACTACGCCAGCGCAAATGTGGCGAACATAAATAACACTGCTGCGTATTCCGGAAATATCACTGCATGGCCCTACATGACGTTCACCGGAAACGGACGGGTTGCTAATGCAATTTCCAATATAACACCACTCACATCTAACCTGCGTTATGTCAACGGTATTGGCCTGGCGTTGTTCAATTCCATCGAGCTCCAGCTGGGTGGTCAGCGGATCGACAAGCACTACTCAAACTGGTGGGACGTGTGGACCGAGCTGACGGAGACCTCCGAGAAATTGGCAGGATACAACAAGATGGTCGGTCGTTACGACCCTTCGTATTATAATGCCAATTGGGATGTCACCATGGCTGCAGGAGGAACCTACTACGTCCCAATGAAATTCTGCTACAACAGAAACCCGGGTTTGTATATGCCTCTGGTCGCTCTCCCGTACCACGAGCTCAAGATGAACTTCGACATCAACACGTATTTGAATTGCGTTAGGTGCAATTACCCCATTACGAGTTTGACCTCTCAGAACGGCGCCACTCCGTTGTCCATAACCAACATGAAGATATACTGCGATTATGTGTTCCTGGACGCCCCCGAGCGTATCAGGATGTCCGAGATCCAGCACGAATACCTGGTAACTCAACTACAGTGGCAGGGATCCGAGCCAGTGACTTCCCCGACCGCGCCCTCTGGTACTCAGAACCGCAAGTTTACATTGAACTTCAACCACCCCGTTCGCGAGCTGGTTTTCGTTTACCAAGCCGCGAGTACATACGACTCTGACCCGGTGACCGGTAATGACATTTTCAACTACGAGATCCCCCTGCCCACTACCACTGGAAATGAGGTATTCGAGGAGGTGAAGTTGATTATCAACGGTAGCGACCGCTTTTCTGCCAGACCCGGTGCTTATTTCCGCCTTGTGCAGCCCTATGAGCACCACGTTCGCGTGCCTAACAAGTCCATTTACGTTTATTCATTCGCCCTGGAAGATGCCGATAGCAAGCAGCCCAACGGATCTTCTAACTTCACGCGTTTCGATTCCGCACAGCTCCAGGTAGTATTGAACGCCGGTCTGCCCAGCGGACGTGTTCAGATCTATGCACCCAACTTCAACGTCCTTCGTATCTCGAGCGGCATGGGGGGCCTTGCATTCGCCAACTAAACACTTTTCCATCTTCTGAATAATATGTAAGAGTAGCTTTCATTATTTATAGTTGAAAGCATCACTTTATTTATATTCAGTGTTGACGATATATTATCATTTTATCGTTTTAAACATTTTGTTGAAAAGAGATATTAACAACAAAATGATCGCGATAAATACAATTATCACACGCACGATATAACCATCCCGCTACTATTTCCATTGTATCTCCCAAACGCAGTGTTGTTTCCAAATGATATACTTGTTGATGAAAATGTAATAGGTGCGTTTAATCTCACGACACATGACCACAATTTGGTAACAGTGGTGAATGCCCACGGTGTTGTAACTGTCTGCGTCACATTCCCGGGTAAACCAACAAATGGCGTATCGGGTGAAACTGGCATATTGTATGCATTCACAGTTATGAACCTGTTTGCATTTTGTTGCAATGTTATAGCCCACCCGGTCGTCACTGAATATGTTACTGCCCCTGCCGTATTAGATGTTAACCCTGACGATGGAAGAATGAAAGTTGCCCCAACAGCCGATGGTAATCCAGTCAGTCTGGAACCATTTCCTATGAAGCTTATAGCAGTAACATTGCTTCTTGCAGTTATGTTGTTTGCAACAATAATGTTAGCGCTTACATTACCCAGTGAGAAGACGTTTCCGAGGATATCAATATTCCCCGTGGGAGGGGGGATTGCAAATACACCAGTAGTCAAGAAGCCATTTCCTATGAGGTATCTTCCAACTACATTGCCCACTATGTTAACTTGGCCAGCGAGTACTGCGTTTCCACTGACCCTAAGGGTTTTTGTGGTCACATTTGCAGAATCCACATTTCCAGAAGATAGTACATTACCACGGAAGTATCTTCCTGTCACATTTCCCGTCACATTCACCTGCCAGGTAACTATTGCATTTCCATTCACACGGAGGTTTGTCGTGGACACGTTGGTTGCGTTGACATTCCCAGCTGACAATACACCCCCCATGAAATATCTTCCATATACGTTACCTGTCAAGACTACCTGGCCTGTAACTTTCGAGTTGCCAGAAACCAATAGATTTGTCGTGGACACGTTGGTCGCGTCAACATTTCCAGAAGAAAGTACGTTTCCCAAAAAGTACTTTGCGGTTATGTTGCCATTTGTCACAGTTGCCTTGTAAGTGTTCAGGTATGCCAATGCCTCCGAAACGTATCCGTTCTTACTGACAGTACCAACATTAGCGCTCAGTAAAACAAGAGCATCCGTGTAGTCAGCATTTGCTCCTACAATGTTCCCAGCGCGTCCGAAAACACTCATCACTGGGAAGTTCACCCCCTTGAATTCCAGCCAGTTGGTGGTCACGTTAGAAGGAAGGTCAGTAAGTAGGTACCGCAACGAAACGTCATCCTGTGACACCAGACTCCCTGGTGTGGCGTTGGCGAGAGCGAGGCGGGCCGCTGCATTTGCAACGTTTCCCCGGGGATGCATGGTGAAGCCATCCAGCGCAAGATAGTAACCGTTTCCTAAGATCAGATTTCCTGTCACATTTTCAGTGGAAATTACCCTGCCAGTAACTATGGCATTTCCATTCACCATGAGCTTTGTGGTGGACACATTTGTGGCATTGACATTGCCAGAGGAAAACACATTTCCCATAATATTTAGGTCATCATTTCCAGTTAGTCTTACTCCATGTATCAGTGTCCCGTTCCCTATGAAGTACCCCCCTATGACGTTACCAGAAACGTTCACCTGACCCGTAACTATGGCATTTCCATTCACGTTTACTTGGCCAATCAATGATGTTTTACCAGATACTCTGAGAATTTTGGTAGATACATTTGTTGCATCAACATTACCTGATGATATTACGTTTCCACGGATATCAATGTTTGCAATTCCAGAAAGTCCAAGTCCTCCCAACAAAGCTCCGTTCCCTACAAAATAACTTCCCATCATACCATCTGTCACGATCACCTGGCCTGTAACTTTTGAGTTGCCAGAAACCAATAGATTTGTCGTGGACACGTTGGTCGCATTGACATTTCCAGAAGAAAGTACGTTTCCCAAAAAGTACTTTGCGGTTATGTTGCCATTTGTCACAGTTGCCTTGTAAGTGTTCAGGTACGCCAATGCCTCCGAAACGTATCCGTTTGTAGTGACGGTACCAACATTAGCGCTCAGTAAAACAAGGGCATCCATGTAGTCGGCATTCGCCCCTACGACGTTCCCAGTGCGTCCAAAAACACTCATCACTGGGAAGTTCACCCCCTTGAATTCCAGCCAGTTGGTCTTCACGTTAGAAGGAAGGTTGATGAGTAGGAACCGCAACGAAACGTCATCTTGTGACACCAGAGTCCCTATAGTGGCATTGGCGAGAGCGAGGCGGGCTGCTGCATTTGCAACGTTCCCCTGGGGGTTCATGGTGAAGCCATCCAACGCGAGATAGTGACCGTTTCCTATTATGAGATTTGCTGTCACATTGCCAGTGGAAATCACCCGGCCGGTGACTATGGCATTCCCATTCACAAAGAGGTTGTTGGTGGATACATTTGTAGCGTCGACGTTTCCAGGGGAAAACACATTTCCCGTAATATTTAGATTAGCACTTCCAGAAATTCCAACTCCTTCCAATAGGGCCCCGTTCCCTATGAAGTACCTCCCCCCTATGACAACATTACCAGAAATGTTCACCTGGCCCGTTACTATCGCATTTCCATTCACCAGGAGGTTGGTGGTGGACACGTTGGTCGCGTCGACATTTCCAGATGCGAACACATTGCCTCTGATGCTGATGTTGGCATTATCAGACGTGCCTACTCCCGAAAGCAACGACCCATCCCCTATCAAATACCCCCCCACAACATTTCCAATAACGTTTACCTGACCCAAAACTGTTACGTTTCCGTTCACGCTGAGGTCTGTGGTATCCACGATTGTGCCTGACACGTTCCCAGTGATATCTATGCTTGCAGCAGATGGCAGAGTTGATGTCACTCCAGTTAGCAGAGTTCCATTCCCTATGAAATTTCCACCCGTTGTCGTTATGTTTCCTACTATCAACAATTCATCAAAAGATATACCAGGGATGACCGCATTCCTTGTAACTTCCAGGTTTCCTATCGTTACTGATTCTAAAAATGAACCGTTTCCAAAAAAGGTTGCGTTTCCCCTAAGAACAATCGTTCCCTCGTCGGGGTCTATGCCCGCATATTTTTGTATGTCATTTTTGAATGACGCACTTTCACTCATTTGCGTTTGTTATAATTTATATATATTATTTATCTTATTCATTATGTTCCAGATTGAGAGCCCTTGTATACGTATGTTGTACCATATGTCAAGCTGTAATTAGAATCGGAAGAAGGACCTGTCAAAACTTTAGCGCCTACACATTCGTTTGATAAGACTGTATTTGCAGTGAATGTTTTAAAATTAGACGGCGTTAAATTCGGAGACAAGTCCATTGTTGCCATTTTGTATGTACCACCAGTAAGCCCTGTGCATCCTACGTTATTGAATGTTAGGTTTCCCATGTTTGTAGCTGTCAGGAATCGTACGTAACCGTTTCCAGCTGGAGCATACGGATCGGCATTCAAGCTCAGACCTCCATATATAGTTGTACGTCCTGCAACAGCATCGGTTGTGGTAGAAACATTTCCTACAGTATTTGTCAACACACCGATATTAGACAGAGTGCCCCTTGTTATCAGCACAGTGTTAATGCCATCTGTAGAGTAAGGTCTTGACGTCAATGTTAAACCACCATACGTATACACTGTCGTAAACCCGTTTACACCATTTTTAGAACTATTTATAAATGTCCAAAAAGAACCATCAGATGCGAACAAGCACCCTGACAAGGTGGATATATCATTGGGAGGGGATATTGTCGTGGTGGGATAAAAACGTTCTATGGTCCATGCTCCGCTCGCCAGGTTACTCACCGGTATGAACAGAACAGCTCCTGTTGTCGTTCCTGAGACTCGTGCAATTGACAATGAAACTTTTGCTGTCCACGAGGCACCCGATATCCACGTATAGAAAGTGTAAGACACACTCTCGGCAGTATTAAAAGCCATTGCCAGATAGGTATTGTCGAGACTCCACGAGTCGTCCCTACACACGGGCCTGGTACTCGTATATCCGGCTGGCGTAGCTGATAGCGATCCGCTTATGACTCCATTGGTTATAGGAACTCCCGTAGTTGTATCTAGCAGAAGTACTATATAACTGGAATATAGTGCCCCGGATGTTATAAAAGTATATGAAGGAGTTATTACAGTACCTCCATTGTAATACCGAGCACTTATACCCGTTGCACTTGCATTTGTAGAATTTTGTATACTCAATATTGTATTATTTCTGTTAATAGATATTGTAGATTGATCATTGACAAATGTTGTTGTAGAGTTTGGACTTATGCTAGACCACCATGCACACGTTTGGGCAGTGGGGTTAACTTTCACGATGACAGTAGGTCTCGCACTTGTGGTATTCGCAGGCGTGCACGTTTTGTCATATATAATTATATTTGTGTTGGCGAGACCGATGGCGAATGATACATACAATTCCGTCAAACTCACATACTTCGCAAACGAACCACCTAGAAGAGTGGGTAATAGAGTCGAACCGGTGTTGAGTATGTTGAGTGAGATGATGGAAGATAAGTTCTTGTTCAGAACTACGTGGTATATCTTGTTAGCTGTAAACCCTTGACCCAACCAAGTCACGCCTGTGGCAATATACATACACATTGCTATATTCTCCGTAGAGGGGTCTATGTATTGACCCAAAATAGTAGTTACAGAATCGCTCCCCCCCTTGGATAGTATGCCTGTCACTGATATCAAAGTCACACCTGATATACCCATTCCGTTGCTACTCCCGTTGAATGTTCCGAACGACGTGCTGTTTCCGATCGACGCAGTCACTGTTGGAAATGTAGATATTGTATACAAATTTACGACACACGACCAAATGCCAGTTGCAGCAGTATACGCCCACGGGGTTGTCACCGTCTGCGTCACGCTCCCTGGTAACCCGAGGAAAGGTACATCTGGTGAAACTGGTACATTGTATGCGCTTACAGTTATAAAAGTATTAGTACCTTGCTGTAATGATATTGACCAGCCGGTTGTTGATGAATATGTTACTGCTCCCGCGACGTTGGATGTCAAGCCGGTTGATGGGAGTATGAAACATGCCCCCGCCGTCGAGGATAACCCAGTCAGATATGTCCCACTTCCTATAAAGTTTGTGGCAGTGACATTGCTCGTGGTAATTATGTTGTTGGAAATCACTAGTTCAGCATTTACATTCCCCACTGAGAACACATTTCCACGGATGTCAATGTTGGCATTACCCGGAAGAGACGATTGCACGTCGGTGAGCAGGGCTCCGTTACCAAGGAAGTATCTCCCTGCCACATTACCAGAAATGTTCACCTGACCCGTAACTACCGCATTTCCATTCACCAGGAGGTTTGTCGTGGACACATTGGTTGCGTCGACGTTGCCGGCGGACAGCACATTCCCTATAAAATACCCCCCTGCAATATTGCCAGACACATTAACATATCCCGTAACTATTGCGTTTCCAGAGACCAGGAGGTTGGTGGTGGACACGTTGGCCGCGTCAACGTTACCAGCGGACAGCACATTCCCCAGGAAGTTTCTCCCGATGACATTACCTGACACATTTACCTGACCTGTAACTATCGCATTGCCTCCAACTACTAAGGTGGTTATAGACACGTTGGTCGCATCGACGTTGCCATACGACAACACATTCCCAAGGAAGTATCTCGCAGATATGGTGCCATTTACTACATTGGCCTTGTTGGCATCCAAGTATGCCAGCGCATTTGAGACATAACTGTTTGCAGCGACACTGCCTACATTAGCACTCAGTGTGATCTTGGCATCCGTGTAATCGTTGGCCATAGCTACGACAGCCCCCGTACGCCCGAATACGGTTGTTACGGGGAAGTTTGTCCCTGTGAATTTAAACCAGTTGGAGTTCACACTCGGAGGTTGTCCTGACAGAAGGTACTGAGAAGAATCGTCATCTTGCGTTATCAGAGTCCCTACAGGGATGTTGGTGAGAGCAAGGCGCACCGCTGCGTTAGCAACATTACCTTGGGGCTTTACGGTGAAGCCATCCAGTGTGAGGTAGTAACCATTTCCTAGGATGAGATTTCCAGACACATTCCCATACGATAGTAAGCTCCCAGTGACTATCGCATTTCCATTCACACGGAGATTTGTCGTGGATACATTTGTCGCGTCAACATTACCAGGAGCTATAACATTTCCAATAACGTCTATTTTTGCATTTCCAGATACTCCCACTCCTTGCAAAAGGGCCCCGTTCCCTATGAAGTACCCCCCTACGACATTACCAGAAACGTTTACTTGTCCTGTCACGTGTACTTGTCCTGTCACATTTACTTGACCAAGCATCGATGTGTTACCAGATACTCTGAGATTCGTGGTAGATACATTCGTTGCATCGACATTTCCAGGAGCTATAACATTTCCCACTATGTTAACGCTTGCATTTCCAGATACTCCTATTCCTTGTAAAAGGGCCCCGTTCCCTATGAAGTACCCCCCGATGACATTGCCTGACACATTTACCTGACCTGTAACTACTGCATTGCCTCCAACTACTAAGGTGGTTGTAGACACATTGGTTGCATCGACGTTGCCATACGACAACACATTTCCCAGGAAGTATCTCGTAGATATGGTGCCATTATCTACGGTTGCTTTGAAATTATTCAAATATGCCAATGCCTCTGAAACATATCCATTTGCAGTGGCAGTACCGACGTTAGCGCTCAGTGTAATTTTGGCATCCGTGTAATCATTGGCCATTGCTATGACAGCCCCCGTACGCCCGAATACGGTTGTTACAGGGAAGTTTGTGCCCGTGAATCCAAACCAGCTGGTGGTTACATTCGGAGGTTGTTCGGATAGAAGGTACTGTGATGAGTCATCGTCCTGTGTTATCAGAGTCCCTACAGGGATGTTGGTGAGAGCAAGGCGCACCGCTGCGTTAGCAACATTACCCTGAGGCTTTACGGTGAAGCCATCTAGTGTGAGGTAGTATCCGTTTCCTAAGATGAGATTTCCCGACACATTTCCATACGATATTACTTCTCCTGTGACTATTGCATTTCCATTCACCAGGAGGTTGGTGGTGGACACGTTGGTAGCGTCGACGTTGCCAGGCGCAAACACATTTCCAATAACATCTATTTTGGCATTTCCAGATACTCCCACTCCTTCCAACAGGGCCCCATTTCCTACGAAGTACCTCCCTACAACGTTACCAGAAACGTTTACTTGTCCTGTAACTATGGCATTTCCATTAACGCGGAGGTTGGTGGTGGACACGTTGGTTGCATCGACATTGCCAGGCGCAAACACATTTCCACTGATGTTGATGTTGGCATTACCAGACACGCCTACCCCTGCAAGCAACGATCCGTCTCCTATGAAGTACCCGCCAACAACGTTACCAGAAACATTAACCTGCCCCATAACTATCGCGTTTCCGTTCACGTTGATGTCTGTGGTATTCACGAATGTGCCTGATACATTCCCAGTGATATCTATCGGCGCCGTGGAGGGCAGCGTGACTGTGACCCCCGTCAGGAGAGACCCGTTCCCTATGAATTTTCCACCAGTCGTCGTTATGTTTCCTACTACCGACAACTCATCGAATGTTATCCCCGGGATGACCGCGTTTCCCGTGACTTGCAGGTTTGCTACCGTCATTGTTTCGAAAAACGACCCGTTTCCCAAAAAGGTTGCGTTTCCCCTAAGAACAATCGTTCCCTCGTCTGGGTCTATGCCCGCATATTTTTTTACGTAATTTTTGAATGATGCACTCCCGCTCATCTGTGCTTCTTATACTTAATACATATAATTTATTTAAGTTTAATAATTATATGTACTAAGTATAAGAAGCACAGATGAGCGAGAGTGCGTCATTTATAAAAAATGTGAAGAAATATGTAGGAATTGACTACGTATCTGGCGATATGGCACTGAAAGGAAGTATAGATATTTTGGGAAACGGGTCGTATATCAGTGAACTAACAGTAGGAAATATTGTTGTTTTAGGAAACGCGATCATCCCTGGTATATCTTCCAACAGTAATGGTTCTTATATGACAGTTATTCAAGCAACAGATCTCCCTAGTAATGCCAACATCAATATCCGCGGAAATGTGCTGTCCGCCGGCAACGTCGACGCAACCAACGTGTCCACCACCAACCTCCGCGTTAATGGAAATGCGGTAGTTACGGGTCAGGTGAACATTTCTGGTAATGTGGCAGGGAGATACTTTATAGGGAATGTGCTGTCCGCTGGCAACGTCGACGCAACCAACGTGTCCACCACCAACCTCCTGGTGAATGGAAATGCGGTAGTTATGGGGCAGGTGAACGTGACAGGAAATGTCATAGGAAGATACTTTCTTGGTAACGGAGCTCTTTTATCTGGAGTGCAATCGTCTCTTCCGGGTAATACCAACATCAACATCCGTGGAAATGTGTTTGCGCCTGGCAACGTCGACGCTACCAACGTGTCCACCACCAACCTCCTGGTGAATGGAAATGCGGTAATTACCGGTCAGGTGAACGCGACGGGCAATGTTGTCGGGAGATACCTCCTTGGAAACGGAGCTCTTTTATCTGGGGTGACATCGTCAGCGTTTGTTGTTCCTGTATTCTGTGCCAAACAGTATTTGACAATAGGGTTGTCAATAGGTACTTCTACTCGGACACTCACGCTCACGAAAATTGATGACAACTATAATTGTTACAATGCTGCAACTGGTATTTTTAACCCAAATATAGCAGGATATTATAATGTGATGGCAAGTATACCAGATGGTGGTGTACTCGGGGGTGCTATATCCAAACTTAGCATAAATAAGAATGGTACCGAATTGATTCAAGTAGGTACAGCATATTCCACCAACGGTAACGTGAGTGTATATGGCAGTTCAATTGCATACATGAATGGGTCTTCCGATACATTGGCTTTATCTTTATACTTAGATCCCTTCGTGGCTATTAACGGAACTTTTGTTTTTTCAGCATACTATGTAAGCATGTAAGCGGTATTGGGCAGTTCTAATTTTAAACGCCCATAAATCCGTTGTATCAAAGCTATCAATTGTTAAAGAATTCTTATAATATAAGTTTTCTTTATCTTCTTGTTAGTCTAAGCACCTTCAAAATCATAAGATTTATCCAGAGGCCACAACTGGCCAAAAGAGGGTGAAGTCGTCTACGGACCGGACATCCCTCTCTGTTTCTTGAAGCCATTTCATATATATGTTCCTCGCAGCGTGAATGTCTCGGTGGCATACTAAACCACAAACGCATTTGAATGTCTCCGAGGACCCTTATAAAAATGTTTATATTCTTTTTGTGAATAGAAATTTATCCTCGAAATAATATAATATTTAATTAACAAATACAAATGAGTGGTAGTGTGAGTGCGACATTTATAACAAATATGAAGAAATATGCAGGAATTGACTACGTATCTGGCGACATGGCGCTGAAAGGAAATATAGATATTTTAGGCAAGGGTTCATATATTAGTGACCTAACAGTAGGAGATATTGATATTTTAGGAAACACTGTACTTTCAAATATAAGTTTTAAATCTATATCAATTCCTGGTAACATAACAACAACTGCTGGAAATTTCATCGGCAATGGTTCTTTATTGACAGGTATTCAAGCAACAGCTCTCCCTGGTAATGCAAACATCAATATCCGAGGAAATGTGTTTGCTCCCGGCAACGTCGATGCGACCAACGTATCCACAACAAACCTCAGTGTAAATGGAAATGCCATAGTCACCGGTCAGATAAATTCCATAGGAAACATACTTGGGAGATACTTCATAGGAAATATGTTTGCGCCTGGCAACGTCGACGCTACCAATGTGTCCACCACCAACCTCCTGGTGAATGGAAACACGGTAGTTACTGGGCAGGTGAATATTGCTGGCAATGTTGTCGGGAGATACTTCCTTGGTAACGGAGCTCTTTTATCTGGAGTGTCATCGTCTCTTCCGGGTAATGCCAGCATTGACATCCGCGGAAATGTTTTCTCTTCTGGCAACGTCGATGCAACCAATGTGTCCACGTTAAACTTAAGAGTCGGAGGAAACACGGTAGTTACTGGGCAGGTGAATATTACTGGCAATGTCGTCGGGAGTTACTTCCTTGGTAACGGAGCTCTTTTATCTGGAGTGACATCATCTCTTCCGGGTAATGCCAGCATTGACATCCGCGGAAATGTTTTATCTTCTGGCAACGTCGATGCAACCAATGTGTCCACGACCACACTCCTGGTGAATGGAAACGCAATAGTCGCGAGGAATATGGATGTTACTGGGAATACATCTTCTACCTATTTTATAGGAAGTGGAGCTTTTTTATCTGGTGTGACATCGTCAGCGTTTGTCGCGCCTGTATTCTCTGCAAAACAGTATATTACATATCAACCTGTATCAGCTCCTTCTTCGGTGCAACTCACGATCGCAGAAGTTGTTGACAACTATAATCGTTACAACCCTGTAGCTGGTGAATTTAACCCAAATATAGCAGGATATTATACTGTGTCGGCAGGTATACCAAGTGGTGGTATAAGCGGGGGTGCCGTATTCAAACTTAGCATAAATAAGAATGGTGTCGAACAGATACCAATAGGTTATGAATATAGCACAGTAACTGCCGTAAGTATATATGGTAGTACAATTTTATACATGAATGGGTCTTCCGATAAACTGACTTTATCTATGTATTTGTCAAGCGTCGTGACTGTTTACGGAACTTATGCTTTTTCAGCATATTATGTCAGTCAGTGAGTTTAAAATAAATAAAAAATATATTATGTTAAGTTAAATAACATGAGCGGGTCTACAGGCGGAGGTTTAGCCCAGTTAGTGGCATTTGGTGCACAGAATGTATACCTTTCTGGAGAACCTGCCGCATCTTTGTGGAAAACATCGTATAATAGATGTAAACAATTTGCCATAGAAAGCATAGAACAAACCTTGCAGGGGCCAGTTGGATACGGGGGAAGTTCGACTGTGCAACTTACAAGGTCTGGAGACATGATTTGCGGTTTGATGTTCCAGATTACTCTGAGACGCGGACCAAGTGGTATTAATGACCCTGTTCCTTTCTTCGCTGCGGAACACCTGATAAAGAATATAGAGCTTCGTATCGGAGGGCAAAGAATTGATTATCTACCCCACAACTGGTTTAGAGTATATGCCCAGATGTACTTCAACAGCAAACAGGCTGTTGCATATTCCGATATGACAGATTTCGGAAATGAAGTCGAGGGTCAAGAAAGAACTTTCTTTTTCCCTATTCCATTCTTCTTCTCCCAGTGGGACTGGAAACGCGCTCTGCCTCTTATAGCCCTCCAATATCACGAGGTTGAATTGTGGATTAATTTTACCAGCGCATCTGACATCCCAGGAATAGATCCCACATTCGATCCTAAGATCCGTCTCTATGCAGATTATACATTTTTAGATTCTCCAGAACGCGTTTGGTTTGCGTCCAATCCTCATGAGTATTTGATAACACAGTTACAGTACCAAAAACAAAGTATAATATTAGACGCATTAACACGTGATTATAAGATCCCAGTGAATTTCAACCACCCTTGTAAATTCCTTGCTTGGAATTTTGCTCCTGGGACAGAAACACACGGTCAATTTACGTACCTTCCTGGAGAGACCGATAATAATACAGCAGCACCTCTGTATGAAGCTGATATAACACTGAATGGTCGCGATAGGTTCACTACACGCCCTGGAAAATATTTTAAAAATGCTAACCCATGGCTCTCTCAATATGGCGGGTTTTTCTCAAGCGGTCTGTATGCCTATAATTTTGGTCTGAATAACTGTCTCGGGGCAAATCCGACCGCAACATTAAACTTCTCTCGCCTGGATAATACCACGTTGCGTCTTGTGACAAAGCAGGCAATTCTTACAGGGTCGGAAACAACGACAACCGAACAGCAGACGAACGTACAAAACACGGCATTGGACCTTGTGGAAATATATGCACTCAATTATAACGTTTTACGTATACAGAGCGGTATGGGAGGATTAGCATATGCAAATTGATGAACGCCGATCCGTCTCACTTTTATCTCAAGCACTGTTTGTCGATACGATGCAATCTTCATATTGACAAATATAATGGTTTATTTTTAGTCTTTTTTGTTTGGCGACGGTGTCCAATAACCTATGACCGACGTGATGAGCGGAAGATACATGCCTGGGTCTCCCCGTCGCGTGGCAAGCATCGCCATTGAAAACATAAGCACACTGGCAGACATTGCCACTCTAAT